AAAGTCACTCTGTGTCACTTTTTAACGCCGAGTGCTGTGTCGTTCGCATTCAGGTAGCGAAGTACTGGAGGCAGAATAGATGCAACGCCAGCTGCAATAAGTGCCTTAGGGTCTGTGACTCCTGCTGCATACATTGAGATTGCTGCTACTAAGAAGGCTCTAGCCCAAGATCCTGCTGCTGTCTTTAATTCATTCATTACTTGCTCCTAACATAGGTACTTGAAAAAAAGCCCCATCATTGTCAGCTTCTTTCTTAAAGCTAACATGGCAGTGCTTAGTGTGTTTGTTAGCCCCTGTGTACTTGCGCCACTTCCAGTTAAGGATGTGGGAGCAGATTTGTCCATCGTAAATGATGTAACTAATACGCTTGTCTGCTTTTGACTTGGACAAGGTGCGAAGCTGATCAGCAAGATCTCCCATGATGTCTGGCTTTCCGCCCTTGAATAGATCTTTGTCCACATCAATGGCGCGAACCCAGCCCTGCTCATCTGGATTATGATCTGACTTGCGAGCAGCGTGTCGGGTATCACCGACCCAACCATCCGATGTGCGGTCACGATCTGGGAACGAGTCATCAATCTGTTCTCGTAATTGAATCGCAGCCTTAGAGAGCTTTACTTTCATCCAAGTAGCAACTTCGCTTCATCCTCAGTGATGCCCAGTTTTTCTAATAATGCAGCCTTTTCAGTTGCCTTTGCAGCCGCTTCGGCTTGTTCCTGTGCCTGTTTTGCTTGGTCTGTTTCATACTTTGCAAATTCAGCATTGGTCATTTCTCTAAAAACTTCTTCACCTGTTGTTGAATCAAAAATCTGAACAATTGGTTTTGTCATTAGTTGCCTCCGTAAATCTTAACTGTGCCAGTCATTGAGTTGTCATTAAAAATAGTTACCGAATCGATTACTCGGGCTGGAGTAAAAACGCCAAAACCATTTAAGCCTCTTTTTTCTTGACCAGTTGTGAAATTCATGTTTCCTACTAATTGGAATGGTTTTGGAAATGATGCATTCGTGTAATTGTAAACGAACATAGTGACATTGTTGCCTGTGTTTACTTTGTTATCTGATGTATTTGGCCCAAGATACGCAGGTGAATCGCCATAGGCTTGGAAACTATTTTGATAGAAAACGCCACCAAAATGGCCTCCGTTTTCTCCGTCTAATCTAATCTGAATAGGAGAGTTTCCAGCCGTAAACTTAACATCTGTTAATTCGATCATAAGCATTTTATAAGATTGAGAAATTCCAGTAATGTTTACTTCTGAAGCGGCGAGTGTTGTCGTGCTAAGCAAGGTAAGACCACCGCCAGCTGCTGGCGCAGCCCATGTTGGCAAACCACCTGCCACAGTAAGAACATTTCCCGTGCTACCAATGGCAAGGCGCGCTGGTGTTGAACCGCTTGACGAATAGATTGTGTCGCCTGTAGTAGTCATTGGGTTTGTCATACCAGTAGTATCCAGATTAGCCCAAGCACTACCCGTGTAATAAGTGGTTACATTTGTATCCTTTAGATAAGCAAACTGGCCTTCCGCAGGTGCGGTAATAGCAGCATCGCGAGCTGCTGCCGATGCAAAAACCAAAACGCCTTGCATCAAATATCCATTTACATTTGCTGCACTTAACACCTCACCTGTGGTGAATGTCTTAAAGCCTAGTCCTGCTGCCATTATTACTCCTTAGTAACTTAAAACGCTAGTGTCAAGGATACCGTATAATGCGGAATCCAGAATGAATCCATCAATGATTGGCTCTGCCGTGCCGTAGCGCACTTTCCACGAATTAGGTGTGATTGAGTGGGCAACATTAAAGACTTGCACTGTCTTAGATAAAGTAGTGCTATTGGGCTGGGTAGTAGTAATGCTTACAGGGGTAAAGAAGTCCATTGTCAAAGCTGCAATAGTGCCAGAGTTATAGTTATCCTGTTGGAGATCTAGGGTCAATTCATCAACCCTTACAGAAGTCTCTTTACGAGATGCGATAAAGGCCTGTGCGTAATCTAAAGCTTCTGCATCTGTTTCCATAAGAAGGCCAGATTGGTTATAACTGTGAGTGAAGTATTTAGCAATAGAGGCTGCATCACTAGCAGTCTGGACTGATCCGCCTGTGCGTGTGACTGTGGCTAGGTTATAGACCTGCGTGTCATCAAAGACCCACTTGACATCGAAATAGCCAATGCCTGTGCCATTGTCATTAAAGACAATAGGTGTGCCAGCGATAGTGCCTACTGTGACATTGCGATCTTGGAAGGCGCAGCGACCCTGTGCATCTATATAGATCGCGCCATACTCTGTGGTGGCTACCGTCTGTAGAGCTTGTAAGGCTGTGCGCTGTGTGGCTGGATCTGCCTGTACTGTAGTTAGGCCTGTGTCAACATCTCGCAATGCTAGAGGCCAGCCGATAGTGTCAAGGATGTCATTGATTCGTGCGCCTGTAGTCTCACCCGCTGTAGCTCCCGTGACACCAAAGAATTGGGCATTCTGAAAGAGCCTAAATCCGTCAACCGCGCTGATTGTCGTGTAGACGATATCCCCATTGAACTTAGGAGTGTTGGTGTTATAGCCTGTGATGTAGCCAGCAAAGATTGGATAAGTTACTCCTAAGTAGGTTGCAGTAACTAGCATCTTACGCATAGGACTTAGGTAAGTGTAATAAGGTGATGCTGGATTCTGTGGGTTGAAGTCACCATTCTGATCCAAAATACGAATAGAAGCTGTGCCAGTCTGAAAAACCTCTGCTGAGATCTGTCTGCCTCGATTAGTCTGTACTGAGTCAATAAGGTTAGAGACATCCACAATAAGGCTTGTAGGGCTATCTGAGAGAACATCAGCACCATCTAGGAGTGATGTGTCAAGGATAAACGGATAGCCGAATGAAGCCCCTGTGGAGAAGTCAATCGTTACATTGATGACTGGTCTGGTCACAATGCCCCAGCCTGTACGAGACTATCGCCTCTGCGGTTAAGTTGGATCAAAGAGTTTTGGATCAGGTTAGTTAGCTCGTCTGGGTTAGCAATGGTGTTCGCTTGGATGGTGATGTTGATATCGCGGTCACGCGAACCTACTGCGCCTGAACTGAACAGTGAGCCGCCTTCCATCTCGCGGAAAGATCCAGCATTGAATGGGTTAATTGCTCCACCTGCGTAAGACTTAACTAAAGCGTTGAATGCGCCTGAATCTTCAACAGTTTGGAATACTGGAGCAAGGCCATCAACAAGCTTAATAAATTCTCTGCCGTTTTCGCCAATGACTGAAATAACTCCGCCAAGTTCTTCATTGGCTTTATTGATTTCATCAATGCTTCTGGCTTGAGTAGGTGGAATAATTTCATCTTTTTTAACCTTTTTATCGCCGAATGGGCCACCCGTTGGCCCACCACTAGGCCATTGAAACCCAGCCAATAGTCTAAGCATTTCTTGAATCTTGCGTAAAGCTTCATCCAGATTCTTTTGATCAATTAAATCTTTAGGAATCAATCCTTTTAAGATAGATTCAATAGCAGCCATCTGAGTATTCTGGCCAGTCAGCGCATTAAGGACAGCAAGATCAGCATTAAGTTTCTTAGTTGCCGCTTCAATAGCAGCTTGATCCTTAGAAGCAATAGCATCTTCTAAAGCAAGAATTGATTGCTTTACATTCAGACGAGCAGTATCATTAGCAATCTGTAAGATCTGAGATGAAGTAGTTGCCTTGCCTAATTGCTCAGCCTGATTAGTAAGGGCTGCTGCAATCTGGATCTTGTCAAGATCAAAGACATCTTGACCCTTGTTAAGTGCAAGATTAGCCTTATCGATTGCTGCCTGTAATTGCTTATCCTTTAGAATTTTAGCCTGATTCTTGGCTTGAGCTGCTGTGAGCTTTACTAATTCCTTTGCATTCTTTTTAGCAATAGCATCTGCTCGTTGAGTATCCTGTGAGGACACAGTCATTGAAATATTGCCAAACCCCTTGCCATCACCGAACAATCCGCCGGATGGTGCAAAAAGTGAGAAATTCTTAAAGTCAAAGATCGTCTTAGTGATCTTGATAAACTCGCCCGCTTCGCGAGTGAAGTTAGCAATCGACTGAGCGACTCTATCAATCTTCTTAATGAGATCATCTGTGGAAGTAGAATTGGATGCTGTAACTAGAGCATCGACAAGACCCTTGCCAATAGTCTCTTTGGCATTGTTTCCTGCAACAGTTAACTTAGCAAGTGAACCTGCATAGGTATCAGCTGAGGCTGCTGCCTGACCTGCAAAGAGTGTTGCCAAGCGCGCTTGGATTTCCTCGAAGGATGAAGATGAAAGCTCTGCCTTTGTAAGTCCTACACCTAAGCGACCTAGTGCCTGTGTCTGGCCTAAGTAAGCCTTCTGCAAGGATTGCGATACCTGTGTAAGGCTCTTGCCTGTGCCTGCTGCGATGTCTAATGCAAGTCCTAGTAATTCCTGAGACTGAGTGACATCACCTGTAGCACGAAGTAAACGATCCATTGCAGGGCGTAACTCATCATCAAGCACACCTGTCTGCATTTCAAGGCGAGAGATAAAGCCATTGACTGTGCCAATGTTTGATCCGTAAGCAAGTCCTAGATTCTTGAGAGTAGTGCCTAGTGCCTTTGCTGCCTTGTCATCTTCTGCGAAAGCCTTAACAGAAGCCTTTGCATAAGAAAGAACCTTCTGTGCGCTGTAAACAGCAAGCAACCCTTTAGCAAGACCTTTAACATTCTTGGTAAGTCTATCGCTTGCAGTCTCGGCATCCTTAAATGCCTTCTTGCCTACGAACTGTGCGGCTATGTCAATTCTTACATCTGCTGCCATTAGCGCACCCGTACCCTTTTCTCGAATTCGACTTTAGACTTTTCAATCGCTTGAACAACAGCAGCGTTAGCCTTGCCACCATCTTCTGCCCATGCACGAAAGATCGCACGACCTTTCATCTTACGAGATGCGCGACCTGATTGCCCTTGATCTCTTTTGTAAGCATTGACAATAGGTGAAGTCCTGCTCATGGCATCGATGAACTGTTGACCAGCATTAGGGTTGTTGCTCATAGATTCATTTTTAGAACCTGATCTAATTGTCTTGCCAAAATTAACATGGCTAGGGGCTACGACCTGTGCAAGCTGTGCCTGTGGTCTACCTTGAGGATTTAACCGACCAGCAGTCTCATAGATAGATCCAGATGGTGAAGCATTGACAATGCGAGCAAGGGAACGGAAGCCAGAACGATTAGCCTTCGATGGTGTTGTTTTATATCCAATGCCACGCTTTGCTTCTCCAGATGACCAGACTCGACTACCCCATGCGCCTTTACCACCTTTAG